AATTTTTAGAATTCCTCCTCACATGGTTGGTGATTTGGAAAAATCGAGTTTTTCAAATATAGAACAGCAATCTTTAGAGTTTGTAAAATACACTTTAGATCCATGGGTTATTCGATGGGAACAATCTTTAATGAGAGCACTACTATCGAATGATGAAAAGAAAGAATACTTTATTAAGTTTAACTTAGAAGGACTACTTCGAGGGGATTATGAATCAAGAATGAAGGGTTACTCAATTGGTAGACAAAACGGATGGATGTCAGCAAATGATATTAGAGAACTTGAAAATCTTGATCGTATATCACGAGAAGATGGTGGGGACTTGTATTTGGTAAATGGAAACATGCTACCGCTTAGAGATGCTGGTGCTTATGCAAATAAAGAAAACATACAGAAGGAGGAGGATTCAAATGAAGAACAAGAAGTTCTGGGTGTGGAAAAATCTCAAGAACGAAGAATCAAACGCTGAAAGGTTACTAGAGATATATGGAACTATAGCGGAGGAAAGTTGGTTCGATGATGATATCACACCTAAAATGTTTCATGATGAGTTATTCAGTGGTTCAGGTGATGTAACTATCTGGATTAACTCGCCTGGTGGTGACTGTATAGCAGCAAGTCAAATCTACTCAATGTTGATGGATTATAAAGGAAATATTACCATTAAGATTGATGGAATAGCGGCTAGTGCTGCATCAGTAATTGCTATGGCAGGTACTAAGGTGTTGATGGCACCTACTGCATTAATGATGATTCACAATCCAGTAACACTTGCTTATGGAGACCATACTGAAATGAGTAAAGCCATTGAAATGTTAAATGAAGTCAAAGAAAGTATTATCAATGCTTATGAAATTAAAACATGTATGAGCAGAGCAAAAATCTCTCGTCATATGGATGAGGAAACATGGATGAATGCAAATAAAGCAATTGAACTTGGATTTGCCGATGACATTTTAAGAGATGAAAAGAAACAAGTAGAAGTTAAGGCATATGCATTCTCAACAAAACAAGTAGCTACTGCACTACTTAATAAACTTGCAGAAAACGAAAAAGAAATTATAAAAAATGGGCGAACAGCAAATGAACTGCTAGAACGCCTTTTTTTAATAAAGTAAAAAAGGAGGAAATAAATAATGACTATTCAAGATCTTATTGAAAAAAGAAAAAAACTATGGGAAGGTGCGAAAGCATTTGTAGAAAGTAAACGTGATAAAGACGGATTACTTTCTAATGAAGACATTAAGTCTTACAACGAAATGGAAGTAAAAATCAAAGCATTAGGAGATGAAATTAATCGTATGAAGGATCAAGAACTATTAGAAAACGAACTAAAGAAAGCTACAAGTACACCACTTACTCAAAAACCTGGAATGAATGAGGAAATGAAAACTGGAAGGGCAAGCGATGCTTATAAGAAAGCTATGTTTAATGCACTTCGTACTAATTTCAGACAAGTAAGTAATATTTTAACAGAAGGTATCGACTCAAGCGGTGGTTATCTAGTGCCAGTTGAATATGACTCTCGTTTGGTTCAAGGTTTATCAGATGAGAATATCTTAAGAAAACTTGGTACTATTATCAAAACTAGCGGTGAACACAAAATCAATATCGCTGGAACAAAACCCGCAGCTGCTTGGATTGAAGAAGGCGAAGCATTAGCATTTAGCGATGCAACATTTAGTCAAATAATCCTAGATGCTCATAAACTTCATGTAGCAGTTAAGGTTACAGAAGAACTTCTATACGATAATGCATTCGGTTTAGAAAACTATCTAATCGATCAATTTGCTAAAGCTTTAGGTAATGCTGAAGAAGATGCATTTCTAAACGGTAATGGTGTAGGTAAACCTCTAGGTATCTTTGCAACAACTGGTGGTGGCGAAGTAGCTGTAACAACTGCTAGCTCTACAGCAATTACCTATGACGAGATCGTCAACCTTGTGTATGCGTTAAAACGTCCATACAGAAAGAATGCTAAGTTTATCTTAAACGATCAAACAATCGCAACTTTAAGAAAACTAAAAGATGGAAATGGCCAATACATCTGGCAACCTGCTCTTCAAGCTGGGGAACCTGATCGTTTACTTGGTTTTGAAGTCTTAACTTCTGCATATGTTCCAACGATTGAAGCAGGTGCATCCGTTATTGCTTTTGGAGACTATAGTTACTATAACATTGGCGATCGTGGGGTTCGTTCATTTGCAGAACTTAAAGAACTATTCGCAGGCAATGGCATGATTGGCTTTGTTGCAAAAGAAAGAGTCGACGGTAAACTTGTACTTCCAGAAGCGATTAAGATCTTAAAGATTAAGGCTTAGTCAGGAGGAAACCAAGTATGAGTTATAACGTAAAAAATTATACTGAGCAAGGCGGAAAGAAAACTGTCATTAATGGTGAGATTGTTATCAACGGTAAACTTACTGTCTGTGAAAATGCAGAAGTAAATGGTGTTGAGAAAAGTCCCTACACCTTAAATTTTGCAACTCCTGCATCAATTGGCGGAGTAAAAGAAGCGGTAAATGTTAAAGAATCAAGTGCATCAAACGTAAGTGCATTAAAAAATGACTTTAATGATTTAATAATTAAGCTAAAAGATGCAGGCTCTATTGCAAAAGATTTATTCGATGTTTCAGTGAAAGCTATCCAGAACGTTCCAGGTTCAGAAATTGTAGCTAACCACAGCAAAATCGAAAGTATTAATTTAAATGAAGGTACAGTAACAATCAAGGTTCCTGTGGATGAATTAATCGCTTTTGATTCAAATAATCCAGAACAAGGAATACATAAATGGATTGGATTATCTATTGGAACTGGACTATCTTCAATTACTGATGTTATTTACAATAGCACTTATGCTTTAGCACAAGTTGATGTTGATGAAGCAACAGCTGTAGGTTGTCCTGCAGGATCATTTGTACTATGGCTCAAGTGTGATGAAGTCGTAGATACACCAAAAGTTATTACACTAAGTAAGCCTGGATATAAAACTGAAACATTAACTATTGTTATTGAAAATGAATAAGGAGGTAGTGGTGATGGTAACTTCTGATTTACTACAAAAAGTGAAACAAAATTTAATTATCGAGCATTCAGAAGATGATAGCTTAATTGAAAGTTACATCACCGCTGCTGTCTCTTATGCAGAAAGTTTCCAACATGTACCAGAGGGGTATTATCAAGATAACCAAATGCCTGCAACCACCTTTCAAGCAATCATTATGCTCTCAAGTCACTTCTATGAATCAAGAGATGGATCAACTGCAGGATTCTTTGCAAATAATGTTCAAGCATCTGAGCAGGTATGGAATACAGTAAATCTACTACTTAGATTAGATAAAAGGTGGCAAATATGAGTATTGGACGAATGAACTCTACCATACAAATTGTAGAAAAAGTTCACTCAACCGATAAAGAGGGGTTTGGTTCGCTTATTGAAGTGACTAAGGCAAATGTTCGAGCTCTCAAAGAAGGACGTCACGGTAGCGAAAAATGGGCCAATTTCTCGGCTTTCAGTGAGGCTACTGTTCTTTTTAAATGTAGAGTGTTACCTCATCTTACCGTTACACCACTGATGTTAATTATTTTTGAAGATAAAAGATATGAAATAGTATCAGTCGAAAACGTGAATGAGCGTGGTATGTACTTAGAAATCTTGTGTAAGGAGGTCAAACCTAGTGGCTAAAGCAACTTACAAAATGCCGGAAGAATTTTTAATGAGACTTTCTAAACTGGGTGAAAAGACCGATGAAGTGACAGTGACTGTCTTAAAAGCAGGAGCAGAGGTAGTTGAAAGCAAGGTTCGCTCAAACCTAAGCTTAGTAATTGGTAAAAATACTAAAACGGAAAGTAGGAGTACTGGTCAACTGTTATCTGCACTTGGTGTTAGTGAGGCAAGACAAGACAGAAATGGTGACTTTAATATCAAAGTTGGGTTTGCTGAAAATAGAACTGATGGTATTAGTAATGCAATGCTAGCTAATATTTTGGAGTATGGTAAACAAGGTCAACCAGCAAAACCATTCTTAAAACCTGCTAAGATTTCAACACAGAAAACCTGTATTGACACCATGATTGCAACTTTTTATAATGAGGCAGATAAATTATGACCTTACTTAGTGAATTAAACACAATCATAACAAATCTTAATATTAAGGTAGAAACAGGAGTGTTTTCAGGGAACGCTCCAAATAGGTATGGTGTTTTGACACCTTTAGTGGATACATACGAGCTTTACTCAGATAACTTACCAGAGCAGTCAGTTGAAGAGGTTAGAATCTCTCTATTTGATAAGGGTAACTATTTAACAGTTAAGAAACAACTAGAATCAGCTCTACTTGCTGCTGAAATAACGATAACCGATCGGAAGTACATCGGTTTTGATTTTGATACAGGTTATCATCATATTGCCATTGATGTGGCAAAAAATTATAAAATTTAAGGAGGAATGAAATCTATGGCTACAATTGGTCTAGATAAACTTTATTATTCGAAAATTACAGAAGGTGAAACAGGCGATGAAACTTATGCAGATCCTGTTCAACTTGCTAAGGCGATTGAAGCAGATATCGCCATTGAACTCTTGGAAGCTATTCTTTATGCAGATGATGGAGCAGATACGACCATCAAGGAATTTAAAAGGGGAACACTAACTCTTGGGATAGATGATATTGGAATTCAAGCAGCACAAGATTTAACAGGTGCAACGTTAGATTCTAATGGTGTGCTAATCTCAACTGGTGAAGATGAACAAAAACCGGTCGCAATTGGGTTTAGAGCAAAATCTGCAAACGGCCACTATCGATATTTTTGGCTTTATCGTGTGATCTTTGGGATACCATCTACAAGTCTTAAGACAAGAGGCGATTCCATTGAGTTTTCAACACCATCCATTGAGGGGACCATCCTTCGTAGAAATAAGTTAGATACTCAGAATAAACATCCGTGGAAAGCAGAAGTAACGGAAGGTGCTACAGGTGTATTAGCTAGTGTTATAACAAGTTGGTTTACAACTGTATATGAACCAACTTATCCTACAGGTGAATAATTATGGCAAATGACAGATCAGCAACTATCATTATTGGTGGTCAAGAGTATGAATTAATTCTTACCACAAGAGCAACAAAGGAAATAGCAAAAAGGTATGGAGGACTGGCTAATCTAGGAGATAAACTAATTCAATCAGAAAACTTCGAGATAGCCCTTGATGAAATTGTTTGGTTAATAACATTACTTACTAATCAATCAATCGCAATTCACAACCTTCAAAGTCGTGGTGAAAAGAAAGAATTATTAACTGAAGAAACTGTGGAACTACTAACAAGTCCATTTGATCTTGCTGGTTATAAAGACGCACTTACAGAAGCACTTTATAAAGGGACAAAGAGAGAAGTACAAAGTGAAGAAAAAAAGTCAAAAAACATATAGGTCGAGCAGGTGATTCTAATGATGAGGAGTTATTTGCTCGACTTATCTTCTATGGAACAGTTCTATTAAATCGGACAGAACCTGAGGTGTGGCTTATGCCGATTGGTCATCTTTTGGATCAATGGGAAATATATAAACAATTTAATGGAATAACCAAACCAAAAAGTATGAATACCATTGATAATATTATTCCGTGTGGGATTTAGGAGGTGACTTATGGCTGATAATTTTGGATTAAAAATAGGCATTGACGGTGAGAAAGCTTTCAAGCAAGCCCTTGTAGAAATAAATTCATCGATGCGTGTGCTTGGATCTGAAATGAAAATGGTTGAATCTAGTTTTGATAGCCAAGATAAGTCAGTTGAAGCCTTAACTGCACGTAATGCCGTATTAGATAAATCCATTGATAACCAAAAGAAGAAAATCTCCACTCTCCAAGATGCATTAAAAAATGCAACCGACTCATTTGGTGAAAATGATCGTAGAACAAAGAACTGGACAATTCAACTAAATAATGCTCAAGCGGAATTAAATAAATTAGAACGTGAAGTAAATCAAAACAATGAATCTTTAAAGAAATCAAAAGATGGCTTCGATAGTGCAAAAGATAAAGTTTCTAAGTTTGGCGACGAAGTTGAAAAATCCAGTAAAAAATCAAAAGAAGCAAGTATTAGTTTTGAAGGATTAGGTACTGCATTTAAGGCTGTAGCTGCAACCATTGCTGTTGCATCAGCTGCGGTATCTGCAGCTGCTATTAGTGCAGGAAAAGCACTAGTGAAAATGACAGTTGAAGGTTCAGAGTATGCTGATACAGTTTTAACTGAATCCGCTGTAACAGGCATTGCGACTGACAAATTACAGGAGTATATGTATGCAGCAGAACTTGTAGATGTATCAGTGGAAACTCTAACTAACTCAATGGCGAAGAATATCAAATCAATGAAATCAGCAGCAGACGGTAGTAAAACATTTGTTGATGCATACGACCGGCTTGGTGTATCCGTAATAGATTCTAATGGGGAGTTTCGTGATAGTGATACGGTGTACTGGGAGATAATTGATTCACTTAGTATGCTAGAAAACGAAACAGAACGTGATGCTCTTG